TTCAACTAAAGTGCCAGACATATCAGTCTTATATAGATTATCATTGTTAGTTGCTCCACCTGAAAATTGTGTTATGAAGTAAAAATTAGTACCATCACAAAATATATTCAAGTAAAGAGTATCGGGCATTGTAATCGCTGAAACATAAGTTGCAACTGTTCCACTAATGCTATATTTTCTAACTGTGGTGCTTTCATAATCTGCTACATAAAGATAAGTCCCATCAGAACATAAAGAATTTAATGCATCTGCATCTGGGGCTGTGCCACTAAATGACATATTAGTTACAACCTTTGTTGTCAAATCAATTCTTACTAAATAATAAACTCCATCGGAAGTAAGTTTTGACCAAGAAAAAAGATAATTTCCGTGTATGGTTGAGCCTTTTACATCTGTATATAAAGTAGCTATGCTTACCCACACATCAGAAGTATCAATATCATTCGCTCCTATAATAGAAGTTCCAAGTCTTTGTAATCTACGAAATTGTCTATCAGTATCAGAAGATGTTGAATACATATAGCCAGTTGCAGCATCATAGGCTAAAGTATTTGGCGTTGTCATAACAAAAGGCTCAATGGTTGTGTCAATTACAAACATAGCGTTTAAGTCATCTGCTAATACTTTATCTCCTGCTTCCCAAGGATATGGCATATTTTTTTATATTATTTTTATTAACTTAGAGTATATTCACAACTAACAAATAAACTTTCAATTGCTGACTTAACCCATCCTCCTGTTGCAATATGGCTGAATAATTGCCCTGTATCTGCACCAGCTCCACCATCAATAAAATTGCCAAACTCTTCATAAGTTCCGTCTGTATCTCCTGCTTCATAAAAGAAATCTATGTAAGCAATATTATCTTCAAATGCCTGACTACTAGCCAACTTTCTGTAAACTTCTGTGCCAAGTGTTGTATCTGCATTTACTGGTGCTGTGTTATCAGTCCCTAAAGCTCCATAATTTATCTCTCCTGAATATGTTGCATCTCCAGCCAATAGCCTTGCTAATACCGCTCTTCCAGTAGTAACAATAATATTATTCTTTTCAGTAAACTTATTTAATAATCCAGCTTCTTTTAATGGCTCTAACAATGTTAAATCTTTTTTCTTTATTGCTCTACGAATAATATCTAAAACTTTTACACCATTAATTTCTGTGTTTTCATCAACATCTTTTCTTAGAAAAAATCCTCTGATAACTCCTTTTATTTTAATTGCTTCTTTCATATAATATTTTTATTAATAAACCTCAAGTGAAATGTCTAATCTACCAACTCGCTTAGTATCAGTCGGGAACGGTGTCGGTACATAAGGAGCTAATACCCAATCTGGCTCTACACCTGCCCCCAATGGGTCTTTTTGAACATCCTCTGCAATCATAACAGTTGTATCATCACTCTCTCCTGTAACCCTTGTAATGCTTTCTGCAAGAGTAATCCCTTGAATATCAACCTTAATAATTTCCGCAACTTCATTATCATCTACACTAATTGCATCTCCTAAACTTAGTTGTCTTAAATATTCAACCAAATCATATTTTCTGGTAGTAACTATCTCGGCTTCATAAACAAATTCATTCGGCGTATAAGCAGTCAATGTTAATCTTGAAATTATATAATCAACATTAATGCTTCTCTGTATGCTTGTATAATTTATAACTTGCCCTGTCCTTAGTCCAACTGTATATGTTCTAAATGTAACATCTCCAACTGGGTCTTTATATGTATTCACTTCTGCCTTTGCTCTCTTTCTGGCAACCCCCAAATCCTCAATAGAAGTATCTCTAATAATCTTTTCTTTAACTCCGTAAAGTGCAATACTAATAGCGTCTGAAGCAATAGCAAGAACAGGAACTTTTGGCAATCCTGTAAATCTAATAACATTTGTATCAGCTAAAGCACCATCAAATCTCAAAGTATCTTGCTGATAATTATATAAAACTTCTGCTGTTCCACCCTCACTAACTAACTTGTCTATAAAATCAATACCAATTACTTGTGCTACCCACCCAGCACCAACATCTAAATCAACAGTTAATTCACTAAACTTATATGGCAACTTAAATGTTTCTGTTGTACTTCCTGAAACTGTAATTTGGTCTGAAAAAGAAGCCCCATTATATACGCCCCCCCTAACTTTTACTTGATTGGCAATTTGTGTACCATCAATAGACCTTTCAATACTTTGGTAAATATAATTCCCGCTAGTATCAGTTAAATTATATGGTGCTGAATTTGTAAACTTTGAAAAGAAATGGATGTCTCTATCATAATCTACATACCATTCAAACTTCAAAATATTTGTAAGTTTTATCATTGCTTCGCTAAAAGGTATCTGATTGAAAACTATTTTATCTATAACAGTAGTTCCATCAACATTATTTGTTGTAAATTGTTCTGGAACTGGTCTGCCATCGTTTACATATTCTGAAATCATATCTTCTATAATTTCAATAACAGTCATATCCTCATAAGCAGAACTTATTAAAATACTATCTAATTGATATGTATAATCAACACACTCAATAGAATATAATAATCCTTGTGAAGTTTCTTGTGTGCTTTCATTTATTGTAATAATATTCCCAGCAAAAACTTTTTCAGTTCCATTGTAAATTTCAATATCATCATCAATGGCAAACTCTAATGTTCTGTCTCCATACTTCCTATAAATAAATGAAGCATTGTCAACTTGACTTGTTAAATTTTGACTAATAGAAAGACTATCCCAAATTATTTGGTCTGTCTGGTCTACTGAATTTATGTTAACTGTAATTGCCATATTAATAAGCCATATTAAAACGCTAATTTTTGATTTAATCTTAGCTTCTTCATTATTTGCTCTCCTATTTTATTTGCTAAAGATGTATCATTCGCACCACCTGTTCCATTAACCGTAACATTCACATTGTTTATATTGCTACTAGCCCCTGAAACATTTGCTTTAAAACTTGATAGGTCTGCACTATTCCCACCTCTAACAGATGCAATAGCCTTTGCAAGCTCTTCATATAATTTAATCTCGGCTTCAATCTTTTCTTTAGTAACCTGAAATTCTGCCTCCTGTGTAGTCTTATAACTCTTCAATGCTTCTTCTTGTAAAAATCCAATAGCCTTTTGTTTTTCATCATATAAAGTCAATTCACTTGCCTGTTTAACTTCAAGGGCTGTAATCTCTCTCTGAAAATCCATTACCTTTAATCTAAACTCATCATCAGCAATAGCCCTCTTTGCATTAAATTGCTCAATGGCTCTTTCAAGTTCTGTAAGTCCTGCAACTCTTCGTGCTTCTGTAATAGCACCCTCAATGCTTTTAAGAAAATCAGCACTCTCCAATAATGCTAACTGTTCTTTTGCTAACTGGTCTTGTAATAAAGCCTTTTTCTTCTCATCTTCTTCTTTGGCAATTTGCGATTTAAGGTCTGCCACTTTTTCTTCTGTCGCTATAACTTGCTCTGCAACCGTCTTAGTGTCTTCTCCTAATTGTTTACCATATTCTTCATTTAAATCTGCAATCGCATTTCTAGTATCTCCAATCTTCTGTATAATATTCCCCAAGTTATTTGCATGGTCAACCCTTAAATCTCTCAATGCTTTACTAGCACTAATTTCTAAATCTTCATATTTAGCCGACAAATCTTTAATTTCTTCTTTTGCTTTTTCAGCACCCTCTTCAACATCATCTGCCATTTCTTTTGTAGCCTTGCCAACAGTACCAATTTGATTTTTTATACTATCTATTTGTGGGTTAAAATTCTTTTGGCTAAATGCTTCTCCAAAGGCTTGACTTGATTTTTGAACTGTAATTAAAAATTGTCCTCCTACATCTTTAATATTTCTTACAGTTGCCTTAGCACTATCCATTGTGTCCTTAAATGTAGCCCTAACCATTGACCCTAATTTCGCTTTAGCTCCTTCAAAATCTCCTGTTAAAGCCATAGCAACAGCCTTAAATATACCAACTAAATTACTTTTCCAATTCCAAAACCCCTCTGCTGTGTTTTTTAGAAAATTAAAAACTGTTTTATTTGCATCCCATAAAGCCCCACCCAATAATACTAAACCTTGGACTACTCCTACTAAAATATAAAAAACACCTTTCATTGCTTGTGCTAATCCATATAATACTTTAGCTAACTTCTGTGAACTTTCATTTGAAACATTCATGGCATCAGAATTATCAAGCATACTACCAAACAAAACTTCCAAGGCAGGTATTGTTGCCTTAGTAAGTTCTAATCTAATATTCTCAAACCTAACTTTCAACTGTGTAATTCTTTCCCCCATTGTTGGCACATAGTCGCCAAGTCTATTCAATGACTCATTTGCCTCTTCCATTGTAGCAGTCATAAACGCCGTTTCTCTATCCATGCCCTCTGTCGCAGAAGTTAGTTCTTCCATTCTTGCTCTAACTTTTCCACTTGAAATACCAAAGGTGTCTAATCTTAAAATAGACTGATTGGCAAGCATCAAAGCAAAATTCTCCATAGCCTGTGTTGGACCAGACCCCATAGCAGAACCAAGCCTAACTGCTATGTTTGTAAGCTTTGACATTTCTTCTTGATTGGTAGCCAATCCCATTGACATTAACTTATTACCAGCCTGCATCAAATCATTATCATTAACCAATCCCATTGTTGAAATTCGCATCTGATTTATAAGGTCATCGTTCATTCCCATACTAGCAGAAACAGCATTAAATGTACTCGCAACTCTTTCATTCGCCAAAGCCAAAGCATAAGAGTTTTTAATAAATGTTCCTATTGCCATAGCACCAAGAACACCTGCCATTGTTTTTCCTAATGCACTAAAACTCTT